GTCAAGAACTATTTTTGAGGGGTATATGCTTGACCTACGAGTTCGGGAATTTGTCTTTGACAGCTTTCCTAGCTAGATAAAATTGTCCAGTTTTTGCCGTGTCACCAAACTTGCCAGAATCAATATCGTGGTATAATTTATCTAGCTGTTCTTCTATATGTGTATAATATTTTCGTCTTTTTTCGTTTGCCGTTTCTGTTGTTGTAATTGTTATATCTGTCATGCTTCCCTCGCTGTTGTTAAAGTAAATGCGTAATCAATATTTTCAGTCCTTTTAAATAAAACTAAAAATTGTCCTGGGTCAGTAAATGTTAAATTTAAAGTAGTATCTGTCATAGTAGTTTTTAATTCATCATTCATATATACTTTTGTTCCTATAGGTATATTTGTAATACTTAAAGGAGTTCCTAAAACAGGTTCAAGAGTAGGTATTGAAGGTTCAAATGCAGTTTTACCAACTACATTATCTTCAGCTTCATTTATATAATATAAACTTGCGTCTAACATACCTTCTACACTTACTTCTAAGTACCTTAAATTTTGTGCTTGTTGTTGACTTATTATAGATGCAGTTACTCCTGCGTCGCTACACCACATAATTTCCCTATCTGTGTTATAAAAAACATGCCATGTTCTCATATGCTTTCTCCATCGTTAAAATTTTGTTCATAAAAAATTACTAAACCATAGTAATAGTGTTCATATATTCCTGTTGTAGTTGAACTAGTTCCGCCATATACTCCTGTTGTTACTACATTTTTTGTTATTGCTTCTAAACTTAAAGTATTATTGTTACTTGCTGCTGTGTTTGCCGAAAATCTAAAATGTCGAAGAGTATCCTGGTAATTATACCCACTTATAGTTTGACGTGACTGTTCTTTCCAAGGTAAATAAGTTGATATCGGCATTTTATAGGTTATTTGTTTACCTGTAATTGTAGCATTAGATTGTGCTTGTGAAATAGTATAATAAGTATAACCTTGAACAGCTACCATTCCTGCTGTGTCACCTGCTCCACCATTGGTTCCGTTGTTTCTTCTAAAAGCGAAATATAATTTAAAGTAACCATAACTGCTACCTCCATGAGTTAGTTTTACTCTAAATGTTAATATATCTCCTTGTACTGAACCTGTTCTATCCCATCCTGCATTACTAAAAGAACATCCTGTGGTTTCGCCAATATTATAAAAAACATAACCATGATAACCATTGGGAAGAACTGAAATTATATTACTTTGGGATGCAACAGCTGAAGTATTTTCTAAGTCAAAGTCTTTTAGTTTTATATCTACAGATAACCAGCTTGAATAACCCATCATATAGTTATGAGTTTCAGCTGTATTAGAAGAATTGGTTGTGTAATGCATTGCAGCATTTGCTTGTGAATTATTACTAATTCCTGCTTCTATTATGGTTCCAGTTTCTGTTGGAATTTCATAAGTACCTGGGTTACCTTGTAATACTTGCGATGTTGTACTTTTAGATTCTACTCGAGGTCGAAAAGACATACTTCTTGTATTTCCTCTAGAAAAACGTAGTGCGTATGCAGGAAGTATTGAAGTATTAGATACTCCTACTTCCTCTCCCCAGTTATGATTTATATTTATTCCTGCATGTCCTACATTACCGTTCCAATAACTATTATAAGTTGTATGTAATATTCCTTGATAATATTTATATACTTGTAAACCTCCGCCAATATGGGAACCTGAATCAAATGTTGTAGCTTCTAAAGCTCCATTTGACACTCCGATAACATTTGCTCCACCGTAAGGACTGGCTGAAGTTCCTGCTCCTGTTGAAGTATCTAATCCTGAAACAAAAGCACCTCTTGCTTCAGGGCCTCCTATAACAATTGGATTACTATTATAATCTGTTTGTGTATATCCTTGTAGATAAATACTTGGACCAAGTGCTACTCCTGATGCTCCGCTCACAGTATAAATACTTATATCCCCTGCATTATAAGTCCAGTTACTTTCTACATAAGTTGTTCCATCAGGAAGTGTTAAAGTTAAATCTGCAGAAGAATTAAAACTTACAGTACTATCCAATCTTACATAAGTTTTTGTAATCGTAGCACTTGGGCCTGGAGCATTATAATAGTTATAGTACACAGCATGTACTTCTCTAGTTGTTGTACCATCTGAAATTTTTGTAGGTTGTGTTCTTTTACCTAATACTGCTCTATTTGCCATAATTAAAAAAGTGCTAAATTGTAAATTTTCTGTTCTAAAGAAAAATTAAAAAGTGAAGGAGTTGTTAAAGTAAATTCATAATTAGTGTATAATTTATCTTGAGTAGCCGTATAACTCAATTCTGTAGTAGCACTTGTAGTTGTAATAGTAGGTAAAGCTATTTCTGTATATGGATTAAAGAAGGAAAGTGAAATAGTTTGGTTATTTGCAGTAGTTGATGTATTAGCTGTTAAACTTGGAACACTATTTGCTGTAATAACTGATGAATAATTCAAAGCTAATTTTTGTTCCTCGCCTCTAAAAGCTACATCTCCTATACCTGTATCAGTTGCTAATAAATAATCGTCAATCTCACAAGTTAGTACGTCTGTACCTGGTCTAGATACAAACAAACCTCCTGAACTTGTGAATCCTGCTGTGCTATTTGTTATTTGTCCTGTAATTACTCTTTTTTTATCTTTTACTTCTCTTAATCCACCCGACCCTCTTGTAGTATCTGTCGTTTCTGGATTATCGAAGTTTTCTTCTGTCATAAAACCATAACCACAAGGAATTCTTAACGCTTTAAAACTAACATTGTCACAACTATTTCCTGGCTGTACTCTAAAAACTGTTGTATCTACGCTAGCTCCAATTACCATTCGAGGACCTGTGTTCTGATAGTAAGCGGCTCTAATTGGAGCAAAAGCATCTTCTTTAAATTGCATTTGTTGACGAATTTCATTATTTGCAAAATATGCAGTACTACCTATAGAGGAGCATGAAAAGAATCCTTGGTTTCTTTCTGTATGAGTTATTAAAGGTATGTAATTTAAAAAATCATTTCCTCTCTTAAAACTAAAATTTTGAGAAGTATTTTGAGCCTGAAAACCTTGTGCATATATCACTCCTCGTCTTCTTAATCTGCTATCGAATATTAAATCTTTAGGCCCTGCATTTGCAGTATCAACATTTTTCTTTCCTACTTTCATACCATAAGTATCGTAATCTGCGTAGAAAGTACCATTTACAGGCAGATATGAAGTACTAATTGTCCAATTTAATTGTATATCCCAAGTTTGTCCATTATAATAAGCATTTTTTGCTCTTACAACTACGTATAATCCTGCTACATTATTAGTTCCATCTATACTTATTGTGCTTCCTACTCTTATGTTTTCAGGATTAGAAACATTATAATATGCAGTCGCAGAAGTGCTTTCTCTAGCACTTACTGTATGTGTAGTTTTTAGACTTCCTAGTATAGTATTCTTGGCCATTAGTCTTCTATAAGTATCCTTTCGTTATCTCTATCTATTGTCATTTGTGAGCCTACTGTAATTACTTCTCCTGTGGCTACGTTACCGCTAGAGTCAAAAGGTGAACCTCCAGCAGTATTTGCTAGTATTGTGAAAAATCCATCTCCTGATGGATTTGTAGTTAAACTTACTCTACCTTTATATAGTCCTGAAGTTGTTACAGAAAGTGCAAGGTCATCATTTTTTATACCACTAGGAGCATTGGCTAAAGAAGTTTGTACGGCTCCTATAGCATTAGCTTTTACTGTTCCGCCCCCTGCTCCTGCGAGTACACCATTAGCGTTCATAGTAATTCCAGCATTTCTTATAGACTTTGTAGCATCAAGAGGGTCTAGACCTTGTCTTACTCTATCAAATTTAGTCCTTGAATCTGAGGACAATACATCATATGTCTGCGTACTTCCTGAGGTACCTATTTTAAAACTAAATACTCCATCTGTACTATTTGAAGGTACTGTAAATCTATTTGCTTCTTCTTGACTTTTTGCATTACCTTCCGCTGTATTTGCTTTATCTTGTGCACCTGCAGGTGTTTCAGCTCCAATACCTGTTGTAGTTACTGCTGTAGATTGGCTATTTGCTCCCTGTAGAACTCCATTTGCATATAGTCTAATTCCGTCATTTCTTATAGATTGGTTAGCATCTAGTGGGTCTTGACCTTGTCTTAATCTGTCAAACTTAGTTCTAGAGTCTGAAGATAACACGTCATATGTTTGGGTAGTTCCTGATGTACCTATTTTAAAACTAAATACTCCATCGGTTGTATTTGTAGGTACTGTAAATCTATTTGATTCTTCTTGTGTTTTTGCTCTACTTTCAGCTGTATTTGCTTTATCTTGTGCGCCTGCAGTACTCTCTAAAGCTCCACTATCATCATGAAGTCGTCCAGCTCTTAGATATCCTAACTTTGTTCTCTCACTTTGAGAAAATACGTCTACATCTTGAACACTGCCATCATTTATTCTAAATCTCCAACGTCCTTCTTCTGAGTCTGCTACTTTTTCAAATTTATTTGCATCTGCAGGTGGTTTTGTTCCTCCTATATCTCCATAGGTTTGAACATATCTTATTGGGTCATTCCATGTAATTGTTGAACTTCCTGCAGGTTTATTACCAACAGAAACCCAAAGTATTCCACTACCATTACTAACTGCAGTTGCAATAGTAGTATACCAACCTGAAGGTGGGTTTGATGTGCCTGCATCTGGTGCGTCTGGCTCAGTACTACTAAATTTATAAATATTTATAATACTATCGCCAGTATCTCCTGTAGCACCATCTTGAACTCTTAAAAGTGTAAGTTCATCTTCATCTACTATATATTGACCTCCAGGAGAAGACGAAGCAGAATATGCCTCTACCTTAAATACTTCAGCACCTAAACTTATAGCACCTGCACTTACATTTACTGTGTTATCTGTAGAAAGTGCTTGTATAGTAGTAAAGTTTTCTCCACCATCTGTAGATTTTAAGAATTTATATTGATAACTTCCAAAAATTGTAAAAGGAGAAGGAGGTGTTGCTCTTAGTTCAATTGTAGAAGGACTAGGATTTGCTCCTGTGTTATCGTACTTGAAAACTTGTTCTGATGCTACTAAATTAGTTCTTGCAAAAATGGTTATTTTATCTATCGTGTATATTTTTTCAATAGTTACAGAATTAGCAGTTACCGTGCCTGTCAGTGTAAAGTTTTCTATATCGGAATCCCAACTACCCCCAGATAATGAATAAACTCCTGTTGAATTGTTAATTGTAAGAGTTAAATTATTTTGTGTTTTTGTAGTTGAAGTTGCACCGACAGTTCCTCCACTAATTCCATATACTACTCCAGAAGTAAGTTCTGTAGTTCCACTATATACTTTAAATTCTCCGCCTACTGCTGAGTAGTTTATAGTATTGTTATTAAAGTCAAAGAAGGAACCTACTGTTGCTGAAGCGGACTCATTGGTTAACAAACCATTTATACCTGCTGCTCCTGTACTACCATCATCTCCTCTTTTTGATTTTGTAAAGGTTTGTGCTTTTGTAAGTGTTACTTCATCTTCTATATCAATACTATATTCTATTTCTGAAAGGTCTGTGCCATTTGCAACACCACTGTGGTCTGCTACTGTAACATTCTTTTCACTTCCTGTATTTAGTGTAAATGCACCTGGTGTAATATTTGTTGCACTTGTTGTGACTGTATATTGATTTGTAGAAGGTGTAGTATTATTTGCTACTGGAGTAAGTTGTGTTGCTCCTTTGTACACTTCTATTTTTGTTCCTGAATTTGCAAAACTACTTACTATTCCAGTATTTGATGCAGGGAAAGTGTGTGCTTCATTTGTAATAATAGCAGTGTATGCTGGAGCACCATCTACTCCTTGGCTTCCTTGTTGTAATGAAGTAATTGAAATTGTGTCAAATGCAAGTTCTGTTTGGTTTCCCTCTGCTACACCAACTTTAATTGTTTGTGGGGTAGTGTTAATTGTAGAGGGAACACTGAATGAAAACTCATCTGTGGTAGTATTTGAGCCATTAGCACTAAATGTTGCTTCATCACTTATACCATCTCCTGTAAATCTGAAGAATGGAGTACTAAAGTTTTGAGCTGTTGCTGTTAATTTAATTGTTCCACTAGGGTTTGGATTTGCACCGCTTGAGTCATATACAATTGAATAATCCTCTGCTGTTAGGTTAACTGTTCTTGAATCTGTACCTGCACCCGCAGCTCCTGGTATACTCTTACCAAGAGATATAACTCTTGTTGCTATTGTTTCGCTGTTTTCTCTGTCTGTAATTGTAACTGTTATAGTAGCTATATCAGCTGCCATTGCTGTAACTGTTATCGCTCCTGTGCTAGAGTTTATTACTGAAGTACAGTTTGAATCTGATTTTGTTAATCCGAAAGTATTTGGTGCTGTACCAGAACTCGCAAAGGTATAACTTATTGTGCCTTTGTTAACTGTATATGAATTTGTAAAACTTGAAAAATCTGTAACAAGTCCTGCTGCACTTGAAGGGAAGTTATGGTTTTCATTTGTTCCATTTATAGTAAATGCATCATCACCTTTATTACCGCTAGAGAAGTTAATAAGTGAGAATACTCCTCCAGTATTTGTTACTGATGCAAGTATAGAGTCGTTTGCATTTGAAGTTCTAAGTGTTTGTCTAAATACATTTGCATTACTATATGTTCTTGTAGGAGCAGTTGTTAAACTCAAAGCAGTATTGCTTTCTATGTGACCAACAGTAGTTATAAATCTACTTGTTCCTGCATCACCAATAATTATAACGTCTCCTGCTTCAAAACCTGTAGCAGATACATCAAAGGTTGTACCTTGACCACTAACATCTACAGATGCAGCAGATACTGATACATTACCGCTTAATTGTACGAAGTCTTCGTTAGACTCTCCTAATCTTGTTGCATATTGGAAATAGTTTTCTACTCCGTTTGCATCTTCTGTTGTTTCTTCTGTTTGGAAAAGTACTGGTTGTAATAAATCTGTTCGCGTTTCCCCTCTTGATAAACTTCCATCGTAGTCTAAATATAAATACCCTGTTTCTCCATTTGCTAAACTATCGAAATTTGCCTGAGTAGTAAAAGCAGAGTTTCCAGAAGCAACACTTATACCTTGTACACCAGGATTTGGTGGTGTATATGTATACGTATTTGAAGCAAAAGTAACTGTACCATTTGAAGTATTTATATTAATTGGACAACTTAAAATACCCCCACGAGCAATACTTCCATTGAGTCCAAAACCAACAGAAGGAACATTCTGAGGTAATAGTTTATCCTCATTAATTTCTATAGTTCTTTGTACCCAAGATGATGTAACGCCAATAGAGTTTACAGTTCTTACTCTAACTATTATTTCTCCTGTAACTCCTAAATTTTTTATTCTAAAACTTGTAGTATTTGTGCTTGATATAGTTTCTCTTAAGAACTTACCTGGTACATCCCCTTCGTCTGCATTGTGCGCTATTTCATAAGCTGCTAAATGTTCATAAACGTCATCTACATTGTCTCCATTTGGGTCTTGTATGCCGTTAGTAGGATGTTGCCATTCTACTAATAAATCTCTTCCATTTTCTGCACCTATGTCTCCCTGTCCGCTAGAAACTACTTCTAAAAATACTTCTTGTGGCTCTGGAACAGCATCTGCATCTCTTGGAGGTCTCATTACGTTTGGTATATCAGGGATAACATACCCTCTGTCTATAGAATCAAATTTTGATACATCATACTCTGCAGCACTTATAGAGAAAGTCATGTCTTCAAAGTTTTCTTTAATAGAAGTTACCATGTACTGTTTTAAACTTCCAGCCACGCTTGAACCGTCTGCTTTTTGACCTGATACAGTATATATTACCTCTCCATTTGGAACGGAAGAAAATGCACTACTTACAGTTATAGCACTAGAGCTAAAATTTGAAATAGGTTTTGTTTCTATTCTAGTTTCTTCTGACCATGTTAACTGTACTGCAGCTCCTGCATCATCTTTACAGTTTGATGCTTTTGCTTCTGTATCAATAGCTGCTCCACTTTCATCAAGTAGTACTAAATCTCCTTGTCTGTAATTAGTAGAATTTATAGTAGCATCAGTTTGACTTAAGTAAGCTCCTCCGCTTGGGTAAATCAAATGTAAATCAAAGTTGTCAGTTTGATTTAAAAATCCACTTATATCACGGTCAGTCTTAATTACTGTTGTTGTAGAAGAAGAAGTTGTTGTAACTCTACCACTTGCAACTATATCTGTTAAATCTGGGTCTTGTATATTAATTACATCTCCAGGTCTTAGCATACCGCCATTTATACCTGTCTCAAAACTACATATTTCTTTTTCTTTTAACTCTCCTGCTAAATGCCATTTACCATATCTTATAGCTTGACCTTCTGAGGTACAACCAAAAGCTGTAACACTTTTAGTTTTTATTTTTCCTGTTTTAGCTATATCATCATTATCTTCGACAGTAACAACATCTTGCTTATATGCTTTATCTGGATTATTCCAAGTTACTACAATTTGATTATTTCTAAATCTAGTAGAAGTACCTTGATATGTGAAGTCTCCATTAATTACGTTTGATTTTGTAAATGTGTATACTGCACCTTTTTGAATATTAGCGCCAAGACTTACTTGCCCATTCCACCATATTAACATACTTCTCATTGTAGTAGTGAAGTTTTTTAATATTTTTATAGCATTATCAGTTTTTTGTATATAAATATTACACTCAAAACGAGGCTCTACTCCGCCTTTTCCATCAGGTACAAGTTCGTCACAATATTTTGCTAAACTGTACATAGTATACTTATCAATCATTGAAAAGTCAAAATCAGGGTTAATGTGTTGTCCTAATCCATAACGAGGATTAGTCATTAAATCCATGAATATCCAAACTGGATTACTTGTATATACTGGTTCGTAGTTTACATGAGTAGATGAAAATGTTTTCTTGTCTCCTCTAAAGTTACCATCCCAATCTACATATGCTGAAGTATCTGCACCAGTTGTTACATTTCTTGTATAGGCTGCACTTGTTCTTCTAAGTCCTGCCCCTGTTTTTTCATCTTTTGGAAAATAGTTTGTAGGAACTTTTACTTTTAATCCTCTAATTTCATATGACCTTCTTGGTATAGATTGAAAGTCTTTTGCATCTACAATGACTCCTGCATATGCTGTATAAGGAAAGCTTAATTTATCTGTTATAACATTTTCAATACTAGTTAGAGTAGCTGAAGAACTCCACGCCCAGCCCCCATCTTGACCATTTACTTCATTTATTCTTTCTACTTTTATTGTATAATTATCAAACGGTTGAAACTTACTAATATCAAACTCATAAATATAATTAAAGTTTCTTTTTGTACCAGCTACAATTGCTGTACCAGGAGTGACTCCACCTCTATGTCCTGCGCTATAATTATACCCATACTTTGTGTTCACTCCACTATAGCTTGAGTCTCCATTTAATATTGTTGTATATGTTGTTCCATTTCTTTCATATAAAAGACTAATTCTGTATATTGCCCCTTGTTTTTCTATTTTATTGCCGTCTGCTTTATACGCGTTTAATCCTTGAGGAAAATTAAAAGTTAATCTTATTAAATCAACTTCACTTGGGTCAGATACTCCCATACTTCCACTACCTGATGCAGTATATTGTCCAGCTGTTCCTGTGTATGGAGGGTTATCTGTTTTTCCTAGTCTTTTACTTTGTTGTGTCCAAGTAGGATATCCTGTATTTGGTACAGTATCTAAGTTTCCATTTGTTACTCTGTATGCGACTGAAGCACTACCAATACCTGCTGGTGTTGGTAAATAAGTTTGATTTCTAGTACCATGTCTAAATGCCCATAAAAAGTTATCGTATTTTGCTAGAGGTTTTTGTGTTGCTGTTCTTGTTGGGGTACTAAGTGTTGCTGTTGTATTACTTGTGTCTACGCCTCCTGCTGTTATAGTTACTCTATTATTTGATGGGTCATAACTTGATACAGTTCCAACATAGTCCAATTTACAGACTGCGTTTGTTGTATTTTTTGAAGGTCTAAGATTTACTCGGACTGCTGAAGTATTGATAAATTCTGTAACACGAGCAGTAAACTCTCCTCCATCGGGGCCTGCTCCTGTAATTCTAATGTGTGGTAAAAGTTTTTTAGTTCCGTCTGGAACTACGTCTGAAGAAGCAAAGGTGAATCCTGAAGCTCCTGAAATAATAGTATTTCCTATTGATGTATTGATTGTTCCTCTTTTAGAACCTCCTACAATTAATACATCTCTACTACCTTGTGATGTGTTTGCTGAGTCTATAAAAGAAGGGTTATTATGGTCAGTTACAACTCCTGTTGAAGCAACATAACTAACATCTGTAGCATCTAGAATAGCTACTACGTCTTTATCGCCATAATTAAATGCTTTGTTTCCACCAAGTTTAATACTTGCACCATCATCTACTAAACCCTCAATCGGGCCTTCTGATAGTGCATCATAGATTACTGCTGTTTGGTGATAAGTAATACCTGAGCCGCCTCCAGAGGTGCTGGTATTTACTGATGAAATTTGATTATTATCTTCTGCACTCTTTTGGTTTTCTGCAGTTGCTAATACTACTTTTACTATATTTGATAAAAATCCCATATTATGCCTCGAAATTTACATCGCCAAAAGCGTCTTTAGTATACCCAGTAGAACTTTGTTTTCTAGCTTTAGTAAAGCCAAAGTTTGTAACAACTCCGCCACACTCTACTCTACCATATGCCATAGGCACAGGTACTCCTACTTTTGTTGTATTAACTGGTCCATTAAACAAAGAAGACTTTTCAGGTTCATCATTTTGGTCAGCGTCTGGTGTCATCATTTCTATAATACCTTGTAATGCTAACATTGCTCCCATAGCTCCTATAACTACTCCTAATGCTCCTCCTGTTACAATAGCTCCCCATATAAGTAAAGCTCCTGCTATAACTTTGAACACAGCTTTAAAAATTTTACCAAAAATGGCTCCAGCAGGAACAGGAGTAATAATTATATCGTCATCATCTAAAAAATTTCCTATTTCGTCTTCTCCAATAAAATCATCTATATTTTCTTTTGCATACGCTTTTACTTCGCTTCCTCTTTGAACAGTAAACTTTATACCTAAATCAGTACACTCCATAATATATCTACGAAGTCCTCCTTTCATTACATCAATGGCGTGCATAGCTTCTTGAATTGTTTTTACATTCAATCTATGCTCCTCTCCAAAGAGTTCTCCCATTCTTCCTTTTAATTTTATTGTTCTTGTCATTTTGGTTCTAAAATTGTATAATCTTTGTCGGGATACGATACGATAAAGTATGG